TTTTTTTTTTTTGAATAGAGATGTGATAGATGTAGCCATATCCCGATACATATTACGTGGAGGTATATTATGGGTGGATGATACGCTACATCTATCACGAAGATAAGATTACACATTGCACAGAAAGAGGTTAAACAATGCGTACTTATTTGTTACGAAATGATTAAAAGTTAATGTAATACAGTCCATCCTTTAATCTTAGCTGTGTTGATAAGATTCATCACTCGGTTATCTGTCACATCTACATCCGTATTACGAATATCTAATGTTTTAGGATCATGGAGTTGATCTTTTAGACCCCCGATGACTTGTTCGAAGGATTGGTTTGTAAGCCGAGTATTTGCAAAAGAGATATTACAGCCTATGCTATTGTGCTGACAGGAGACGTTTCTTAACTTAATACAACCGTCGAACATATTAGTTGCATTTGTGCATTCCGAGATGTTAATATCACTCACAGTGGTTAATTTCTCACAGTTACGGAACATGGATTCACATGTTTTCGCAGATGGAATGTTTAATGACGTAACTACATCTAAATCGATACAGTTTTCATACATAGAAATGACATTCTCAACCATTGGTAATACAACACGTTGAGGGGATGCTAACAATGTACAATTTTGGAACATACTGTGAGCATCTTTAACTCGATGGAGTTCTAAGTTAGGAATATTAACCAATGATGTACAATCTTTGAACATCTCAGAGGTATCAATGAGCATATGAGTGGTTACATATGGGAAGTATTTCAAAGAAGCACAACCAAGGAACATACGGGACGCATTCTCTAGTTTATCCGTTTGGAACGTAGGAATATCCGCTAATGTTTCACAGTTTAGGAACATCTCTTTCATGCTCTTAACTTCTGCTGTATCATACCAAGGTACTTTAACAAGATTATGACAGTTGGCGAAGAAACGATCTAGTTTCGTTACCATGTTACTCTTAATCTTCGGAGCGATAACCATCTCTTGGTTATTTTCATAATAGCCAGTCATATCACCATGTAAGGTTAATGTATCTGGACGAATGATTTGAGCTTGGTGTGGATAGGATTCTTGGTTATGTCCATGGATTGGGTCACCAAATGGATTGAGTTTTGGGTTTTCTCGTTCACCTGTCACGTACATAACTAAGTCACCTGGGAAGAGTTTATTACTCATTAGGTTATCAGTAACTTTATACGATGGAACTTCTTCCCGTTTACGAATCTTAGTGGTACCAAAGTATAGATGGTCAAGAATCGCAGATAATTTATTCAAGGCTTCGAGTGCTTCATGTGTATGACCTTCTTGTCCAAGGCGATCAATCTCATCTTTTGTAGACTTGAATGGAGCTCCTAAATCAGCCCAAGAGAAACTAAATTCGATAGACTCTTCTTCAGCCATCTTATCCCAGTTCTCTAGGTAACTAGAATCTCCACCCTTGAATCGGTATGTTGCCCAACTATGAGCTTTCTTAACAGTTTCATCACCTTTAGATGCATCTAATACCATGACCATCGTACCAATATCGTGTACTGGGTCTAGTTTAGAACGAACTAGCATTTGTATGATATTTCTATATTCTCGATGGATACCAATCAAGACAGGATTGAATTGGTCATCTTTCAAATACCCAGTTGGCTCTAGGATAGCAAATCCCAATGGTTTATTACCATGGGCTAAGATGATATGATCTTTCTTAGTAGCATGAACGATTTGACTTCGTACATGGTCTAATACAGTATCTTTTTGTTTATTGATATAGACGCCTTCGGCGAATGTCTTAGGAATCTGAATATCAAGATCATCTCCACTAGAGTTCTCGCCTCTAATAAGGAGAGATATTTTATATTCATTAAACTCTCTAAGCATATATGCATTCTCCTTTCATAGGATGAGTTATATGATTTTGTATTACAGTAATGTTAAAATGCCGTTTTCATAGACATATAGGTAGATACTTTTCTTTCATGGTACTCCTATTGATGATGGTGATGTATCCGGGCAATAATCGTGTTGGCTTATTGCTTTGGATATATCACCATTATTTTCCGTATTTCTACCCTATATAAACATATATTATTGATGTGAAGTAATATAATATTCGTGTGTTAACTATAGGAGGAAAATGTTATGTTACAACAAGTGTCTTTATCCCAACTTCAATCTGCCGTTATGGACGAATTCAAGTTTTCAGAATTTGATTCTTATGAATCGGAACTTGATGTTCAAATGGAGTTAGATATGCTTGGGGCTATGTTAGAAGAGTTATTTTAATTGAAAGAGAAATAGGAGAATTAAAGATGAAAAGTATTATTGCAAAAATTCTAATGTTATTATTAGGTAAAGTGGTCTATTGGCCACTTTACATCTATTCTGTAATACTGTGCCGATACTTTGGTACAACGCTCGATAGTGTTATTGAAGATAATTTACGTTTTAAGACCGATCACGTAAAGATTGGAAATAAACGTGTTGCTCGTCTCACCGATAAATGGGGACGACACCGATTCGTATTTTTCAATGATGAAGAAAGAGCGAGCAATGTCTTCAGAAGTGTGTATTATGGGTTACTACTAACCCATAATGAATTTAATGGTGAAGTTGAATCTGAACTCGTTGCTTATCATACGCACCTCGGTATCATCAGATACACAGGTCGCAATAAACCTTGCTTCTTAGACTCCTTAGAGAGATTGGAAGCATTGTTTTAGAATTAAAAGAATACCGAAAGGTATTCTTTTTTTTAATCGATTTTCGATTATATATTATCATGGTAAGATAGAAACATTTCTATCGAATATTATTGATAATAAAGGAGGTGTTTACTGTGTATAAAGTACTAGTCCATAAAGGTGATTATATCACTTATAAACGAGGAGAACGTATACTTACCGAATGTGTGAAAGATATATACGATCGATTCGAGTATACTGGAGCTTCGGTTGGTAGTATTCGTTCTATCTGTAAATATACGGATATGAACGAGGATAAACCAATTAATATCACCGAAGATCTTACACATCTACACTCCATTGAGATATATTCGGAAGATGGTAAGATATTGAACTCTAATGGTGGGGAATTCGTTAAGTGCCAAATATCAAATTCCGATGATCTCATATGGAATAAAACTGATACTGAAGATGAAGTTGAACGGATGGTTGCATATATCCTCGGATATGTATATCGGTCAATCGACAGTATAGGTTATAGTGCCAAAGGTGCCCTATTGATTAGATTTAACACTATCGACTTTAGTAAATCTAAATTGATGGATATCGTTAATAGATGCTGTGAGTTTTACAATCGCTATACTAAAGTGGGTGATGAATTAGATATTTCATCTATAACTACTGGAGCGTATAACGATAATATCACCCTATCCTTTGCATCGGAACGGTCTAAAGAAGGTTTCATACCTGAATTTAGGAATATATTATCCCGATGGTTTGGAATAGATATCGGCGACTATATAAAGCATCATAAGGCCATACCAACAGGACTACTGAATACCAAGTCTAAAATAAAACAGTCGTTTATAGATGGTTTGGCTGATTATATAGATGAACGATACGGTTCTGAGAACAGTAAGAATGAGATGATCCTAGATCTTCTATTGGAGGGATATGGAAAAGAATTCATGATATCATATAGACTACTATTAGAGACCATGAATATATCATATTATTCATTCATGGAAAGAACCCAATTTTCTGAAAAAGGGAAATTTCTAGCCAGTAGAACTTTCACTGATATTTTCAAAGATATCGCATTGTCTAATACCCAATTCGTAAATTTACGAAAAGGTAGGACGGTAAGTTCAAAATGCTATCTACTCGAAGTAGATGAAATGATTGGTATAAATGGTTATATGTACGTACACAAATAACCAACGATAACAAACCGAAATTTAAACAATGGGTAAGCTACATATGCTATACTTAGTTCGCGAGTGGCAGCAAGATGGTGATGTAGTGACATGAGAAGTGTGAAGATATGCATATGCTATAAAAATTAAACTATTCAGCTCCCCTATATTAGAGAGGAATAGTTTGGTCAATATAGATGAGTGTATATCCATGGAGGTAAGTCGAGAGGCTCTCCGTGATCGATATCTGGCTATAAGTATATAGCCTAGTTCTAGCTGTAGGAGGGATCTAATAGCTAGGATGGTCCGATATCGATAGAATCAATGGGTAGTGATATTCATTGGTCCATTATATGGGGTGATAGCCATATAATGCACACAACTTTACTATTGAATTAATATAGTAGTCAATATAGAATAATAACGTATAATGAAGCTTGAGAGATATGTAATGATATATGAAGTTATGTACGATATCCCCTTTGTAGTAGGGTTAAAGTTAAAAGCATAATAAACATGGGTAAATATATCACATAATTACATATCCACATAAGAAGAGGATTCTTATGTGACCTTATAGATAGATAATTCTATCTATAAGGGGATGGTATTGTGACCAATGGATAAGATTGGTTATGTGCCCCATTAGTAGAAATACTGATGCAAGCAACGTTATATTGAAATACTACAACTTTGGTAAACTTATAGAGATATAAGTATTCTATATTGATCAACCGACAAGGAATACCGCTGGGTATTCTTTTTTTTTGCCAAATCCGTCACGGTAACATTATACTAATTACTTCTATTACATATAAAACAATGAAGGAGGTACATGTATAATGCCTGATAATCAAATTAAGGTCCTCCATAGTCAATATAAGTATAACACACGCGTTGAACAAGGTGGTCGTGGTCAAGATTACGTAGTTGTATATTTTGAAAACAATGCTACCGATGTTATGATGCATGGTTATACTCAAGTACCTGACACACACATTCATTTACAAGGTGAATTAAATAATAAAGATACGGGTATGGATGCATTCAAGAAATTGGATTCTGCGATTCGTAATACTCGTTTCGGTCACCTGAATGACCATGGTCGTTTGAAAGTTAACAATAACTTCCAAATTGATAGTGATGGTACCTTGGGTCTTAATATTATTATGCTAGAAAACCGTGCCGCATATAACGCCATCACAACTAAAGATGAAGGCGCCATTTATATGTGGACTGATAACGGTAAATTTACTGGTATTGACACCGGATCTACAACACCAGGCAGTACGATTAATGTAGGCTCGTTAGAAGCTCACAACGCTTCCCCATTGGCACATCCAGACATTCGTAACCAAATCAATCGAATGCAAGCTAGTGTAACAACTATTTCTGGTAACATGGATGCCTACCAAACGGAATTGTTGAAAATCCGCTCTAATGTAGATGCTGCGGTTAAAATCGTAAATACGTTCAAAACGACAGGTATCGACCAAGCGGCCTTAGCCGACCGTGCTAGAACTGCTGATAAATTAAGTCGTTCTGTAACAATCAATGGTGTTACCTTTGACGGTTCTCAAAATATTAACATTGATGATGTAGCTTACTCCAGAACTACAGGTAAATTGAAAAAAGCTGTAACAATTAATGGTGTGAGCTTCGATGGTTCTCAAAATATCACAATCCCTAAAGTGGATTCTGCTACGACTGCTGAAGTAGCTACTCGCTTCTCCAGAGCGATTCATATCAATGGTATTGAATTCGATGGTTCTCGTGATATTACAATCCCTGCTTCCGCTATGGAAGGTTTTGTTGCTGAGAATGCATCTAAACTTGGTAATATAGATGCTGGTGATTATGCGTTGAAACGTGATGTATATCTACGTACTCAAACATACTCCAAGGAAGAAGTCTATAATAAACAAGAAGTAGATGGTCTAGCAGGTAAAATCCCAGGTGGACGCATTTACATTGTATAACTATAGGAGGACTATCATATGAATCGTTTTGCTGAAATTAAATATGGGCGTGTAAACGATATCGTAGAAACCCTTAATGATTTAACATGGGTTAGAACTATTTTCTCCCCTATTTCATTATGGACTGATATCACAGATATGCTCGATTCCGAAGGGAATCAAATCCAAATTGGTCATGTGTTTGAAGGTGGTTCCTTCCGAGCTCCTGCCACTAGAACAGTTCCTGTCACATTAGATGATCATCGTCGTGTTGCCTTATATCGTAAAGATCTATTAGTAACACAAAAAATCGAAGAAGGGTTCTTCTCCAAAGCGTTAGGAGATCAATACTTCTTCCCTTATAATGGCGATGCAAAACAAATGTTAGATATGGACTTTGAACTGTTGGAAGATGAAGAGGAAGAAGGTTTCAGTGTTGTATATCGTACAACTCGTGACCCTAAAGAATCCACCAATAAACTTAATGACACAGTAACAGTTGACCAAGTTAAACAACTTCGAAAAGATTTCCGTAAACATAAGTTAGCTTGTTCTAAACGTGGTGTTGAAATCACTAACCAAATTAACCAGGCGGAAGCTGTAGAAGAAATGTATAATTATATCAATTGGGATAAATAATCGACTAGGTAGTTGACTCACGTTGACTACCTAGTCTTTCTACCCACTGAAACATTCTACTAATACAATTACTATAACCTTTATGAAAGGAGACCTTATCTATGGGTTTAGCATATAATGGTAGGGTTGTCAGTGAAGACTACTATGCATTGATTCAAGCTAAGTTCGCTGTGATTGAACAAGCATTGGGTGCATTGACTGCCGATACCACTTCTAAAAACAGTAGCTTAGAACAACGATTGGGAGACTTCAATACAAGTCTTAATAATCAATTCAAAAGCTTGAAAAGTAAAATCGATAATGATATCGCAGCACAATTGAATGCGATTGAAACAAAAGTTACTAATAACCATAACCTTGTTACTACACGTATCGACAATACATCTCAACGGTTAGAAGGTTTAATTACAGAAACCGATACTAATTTAACAAATAAATTCAAAGAAATTGATGCTCGTGAGAAAGCTGATGTTAAAAGCCTAACAACGAATCTAGGTACAGCGAAAGCTGAATTAACAGCTCTTACAGAAGCTAACAAAGTTAAAATTGATGGCTTAATCAGTAAGTTCCAATTCGGTGGAAGACAAGTCAATGATCGAAACGTACTCGTATGGTTCGATTATGAAACAAATCCAGACGAACCAGAGATCAAATTTAGAAAAGGTGATGCATTCGTTGCCTTTGGTGCTGACTGGAAATAATAGTAACATTTATTTGGAGGATCCATGAGTCAATTTAATGACGTAATGGCAGTCCGTGCAGCCGTATTGACAATCACTACTGATTGTCAATTGCGCTGTTCGTATTGTTTTGAAGAAGATAAAGCTCATAATTATATGAGTGAAGATGATGCCATGATCATCATCAAAAAATTATGTGATAACTTCAGGGAGAAAGTATATTCCCAAGACCAAACCGCTAAGTTAGATATTAGCTTCTTTGGTGGGGAACCTACTTTGAACTTCCCTGTCATTGAAAAAGTTGTTGAGTATTGTAATCAACAAGAATTCATTGTACAATATGGCATTACAACAAACTGTGTTCATATCACAGATGAAATGATTGATTTCTTCTATGATAATAACTTTGGTATCTTAGTATCCATTGATGGTACAAAAGAGTTGCATAATAGAAATAGAAGTAACTCCTACGATACCGTAGTAGCTAATATCAAACGCATGTTTGATGGTGGTTTGAAATTAAATATGGAAGCCCGTATAACTATACCACCAAAAGATATTCGTTATACATTTCAATCTATGAAGGATATGTATGACTTAGGATTTGATAGAATTGCTCCATGCTTTGTATATGACCAAGAATGGGATGAAGAAGCATATCAACAATTTGAAGTTGAAATCCGTAAAATCTATGAGTTTGCTATGGATAAATACAACTCAGAAGAAAGACGAAATCTCCAAGTGAAAAACATTGAAGATTTCATCTATTTATGTTATGATTCCGATACAAATGATACAAGCCCATGTGGATTCGGTAAGAATGCTTGGGTGGCTATCGGATATGATGGTGAACTAACACCATGTCACCAAGTCCATACTAACTTCCGTAACTGTGAAGTCTTGCATATGGGTAATATGATTACTGATGAATTCGATCGAAGTGTTATGGATATGATTAACGCTCAATTCGATCGTAGTACATGTGGTAACTGTCAATATAATAACGTATGTCTAGGTGGTTGTCCTGCTGAAAACTTTACGGGCGGTCGTTCTTTCAACGATGTAAATCCAGCAGTATGTCGTCAAATGGACATTATGTATCATATCGCTACGGAGTATCAAGATAAGATTCTCCATAGCACCAATCTCCGTTCCAGACGCTTAGCGATTCTGAAACGTAACTTAGAATTCAAACAGTTATTGGATACTGCTATTGATAATCTACATAAAAACGACTTAGATGCGATTATGTTGGATTTCGCTAGTATCCAAGAATCTATATTCGGTGAAGAAAAAATCCTTCTCCCTCCATACATACGGTTAGCAGAACGATATATTGATATCGTATCTGATAAACTATTAAATGATGTAGTAGAGGAACTCGATAAATATCAAGCAATTATGAGTGGTGGTGAAATAGATGGCGATAATTAAAGCCAATGATATCAATAAATTGGTTGATAAAATTAACCAATTGACTAAATTCTCTCGTGGTATCCGTGCCGTTAAAAACAATACCAGTATTGACGTCGGTGGTTCCGGCCCTGGTCTCAGTTGGAGATGTACGAACTATAGGGGTTCGGTACGAAACCCTATTCCAGAAGATAGGCGAGAATATAAATACCAAGGCAGTAATGTTATTGGTACAGTAATTAATCCAAATACGAAAGTGCAAACGTCTCAATTCAATGAAGTTGTAAACGGTATTAATAATGCTATTACTGAAATCCGTGGTAATGTAACAGGTAATGATGGTCCCGGCCTAGGGGATATATCAACCCCTACACAGGCGACTAAAGATACTATTGCTAAACTACAACAACTACAAGCGGCATTAAATGCTGTTAGTACAATTGAGAGTACATTAAATCGGGTTAATGGATGGTTTAATAGTTCTAATAAATGTAACCGTTCCTGTCAAGTGAACTGTCAAGTTGGTTGTCAAGTAGCATGCAACTCCGTTCGTTGGTGTCATGACCAAAAATGTGGTGGACACTAATTTTTTATCAGTATGAGGGAATGGTATGATACCATTCCTTCTTATTTTTTTATTATGAGGGTACTATGTTTGATTCTATCAATCGTATTTCGATTAAAGTGACAGACTTCTGTAACTTAGATTGTATATACTGTCACCAACAAAAAGTAACAAAGGACTCATCCAAGACATTCTCACACTATGATAAACTGGAAGATTTTATCGAGTCATTACCATTGGCAGATGAAGTTGATGTGTTGGTGACTGGTGGAGAAATCTCTGTTAAACTAGATGAGTTTAGAAAGATTGAACGGATTCTTAGACGAATCAGTCAATCCATCGATGTAAAATTCATTATGAGTGTCGTTACGAACGGTACTAATCTCCCTGGGTTAGTTGATTTCGTTAAATGTGGAATTATGCGTCCTGATTCTATTACTGTATCATGGGATGGAGTATATTCATACACTCATAGTCGTAAAGGTAAACTACAGAACTTATCCGATAAGTTCTTTAATGATAATATACGATATATCGTTGACCAAGGATATGCGAATGAGATTAACATAGCATTTGCAGTAACTCCCGATACGATTAACGATATGATGCCTAGTTTAGACTATTGCCTAGGTGTTGGGTTACGTAACTTCTCCTTCTATTATATCCATGAAGCAGATTACACAAACCCTAAATTCATTGCTGATTATACGAATGCTCTACAAGGTATGGCGAACCGATTTGTGCAAACATATCCTGATTTGAAAGAACGATTCCGCTATTATAATTGGCAAAATATGTACTGTCGATATATGTTATCGGATGCTTCATTCCTAGCTAAAACATCTTGTGTTAAGTTAGGGAACTCCATCCATATTGATATTGATGGTTCTATCTATCCATGCACGTTCTTCTCTGACCATAGAAGTATGCAGATTGGTCATATACTAGAAGGGTTCTATGAAGATCGAATCCACCGATTTGAAACAGAATACTTCAGTAAACCAGACTGTAACTACGAAACATGTAAGAATGAACACTGCTTCGAATGCCCTGCATCCGATTATATCCTTAACAAAGGGATGAATAACAAGCAGAAGAATCTTTGTCATCTACTATCCATTGAACGAGAAATCTTTATGGAGAATATTAAGAAAGTGAATATTAGTGAATATGATATTCGTACATTCTGGAACGTGGGAACCTCTGTCGTAGAGTCCCATTATACAGATAAGATGAATGCTGAATGTCATCTCCCATTAACCGATTCTCGTGAATATACAGAAGATGATAAGATGTTGGTGTCTAATAATATAGAGAGGATTCAATCATGGTAGAACAAAAACCATTCTTTCTACCATATCAGGTAGACTTCTATCTTATGCTAACAGAAGCATGTCCATTACGGTGTGAGTACTGTTATATTAAAGATAGAGATAATCCTGCTCATATGAGTAGAGATACAATGGACCTTATGATGAAAAAGGTACAAACAAAGCCAAGGATTATATTCTTTGGCGGTGAACCTCTATTGGGTATCGATGATATCAAGTGGTTCACTGAGAAATACAGAGATGATGTTAAGGTATTCCAAATCGTAACATCCACATTCCCTAGAGCAAACTTCCATACCTTGATAGAGAACGTGATTAAACCGAGCAAGAAACCTTGGGAATTACAATTATCATTCGATGGCTTCGAAGGTAGTGAACGTAAGTTAGTCAATAAAGACCCGGTAGCTCAGCAAGTATATGAGAATATTCTCTATACCTTAGAGCAAGGAGTTAAACTTCAAATTCGTTGTGTCATCAATGATAGTAATATCTATTACTTCCATGACACATATTGTCAGTTCAAGCGAATGAGTGAAGAGTACAGTGGATTATTTTACGCAGACTTCACATTGGTTCATGAAACTGATTTAGAATCTGATTTCCCTGAAGTTCTTAAACGAGAATTGGGTATGATACTAGATGATATCTTAACTGATGAGAATCCGTTCATTACAGCAGGACTTGCTTCTATGATAGGTTCTATACTAGAAGATGGAAAATGTATGGCCTGTAATGTGGGATCTGAGATTATCATTCGACCAAATGGGGATATCTATCCATGCACTATGTTATCCCAATACTCTGAAGACTTCAAGATGGGTCATATTACAGATAGAGAACTGAACACTGATATCGCTACCGATGTTCATGAACGCCCAGCTGATTGTGATACGTGTGAATATAATAAGTACTGCTTTGGTGGTTGTCGATATGAACGTTCCTATCTAGGTAATCTCAATGAGATTAACCTTGGTTATTGTGAACAAACTAAAACTGTTGTAGAAGCACTATTAACATTCCGTGATAAGTTATATTCTGATTCCTGTAAGAATAAAGAACTTATCATAGAACGAATTCTACGTTACCGTACATGGCGTAGTGGTATGGAATCCACAATGGATTTCGAATATATGAAATTTAGAGGTAATCAAAATGCCGGAATTGAGTAAAGAGTTTAAAACTCGTATTAAACGAATGCTTAGGTCATTGAATAGCTTCCGTTCTTGGCAATCTATATTCTTCAATCTAACATATGCTTGCCCATTAGCTTGTAAGTACTGTTATATTGATCCAGAACTAAAGGGTATGACGTTAGAAGAAGTCGAATATACAATGGAATTGATTAACCAAGATAAGGGTAATTATTCCAGAACAATTACATTCTTCGGTGGTGAACCCGCTTTACAGATGGATATTATTGAGAAGATTATTCCTAAGTATTATAATGAAACGATTCAAGGTACTAATGAGCGTCGATATCGATTTGGTATCATAACTGGTTTCACTGTCAACCAAGAACGCCTCATGAAACTATATGAAAAATATCCGTTTGAAGTAACGGTATCATATGATAATATACGAAATGGTACTAGGGTTGACCATGATGGAGTCCCATTTGATGCATTGGCTGAATTGAGAAAGTATACATACATGGACCTGAGTCGATATGTATGTATACAGAAAACGCTCACTGGTAATGAGCAAGATCTTCTTGCTGACATCAGAGAACTTGATGAGTTCCATAAGCAAACTGGGGTTAACTATTGTTGGGGTCATAACAAGACACCATTCAAAACCCCTGATGATAACTATGAGAACTTTACAGCTCAATATAGTTCAGTGATTGATTATTATCTAACAGGATTGGAAGAAGATCCTAATCGGTTTATCCCTAAGATAGTCACTACTGAGTATCTACAACATGTCATGGGCACTGTGGAACAGAACCGTGGTGGCTGTGGACTTATGACAGAGATGTTTATTTCTCACGATGGTCGTATCTACCCATGCTCCATTTCTAATAGTAAGCTACCATATTTCGATTTAACAAACGATGATGCTACCGAAGAAATTGAGTATGCTGAACGCCAGTGTATCCACAATCCCACATGCGATGAATGTGATATTCGGTACTTTTGTAATGGGGGCTGTATAGTTGATCGGTCGGTTAATTTCGGCGACTATGGTAAACCAAATCCGAATTGGTGTGACTATATGCATTCCATAGAATCCGCCGTCTCTGATGCCGCAAATAAGCATAAGGATACAGAAGTATATCTTAGAAATGAGTTAATTAAATGGAGAATCGGTCATTACAAGGCTTGCCTATCACCGACCGATAACCAGAGTATAGTTGGGGGAACTATCGATACTACCTCACAATATAATTGATGATGTAAATTCATTGAAGAACGGTTATGGGATTATATGGTCGATTATTTGATAGGACTGTCTAGTAATAGAAAATTATCCCGCTACATTATACATACCCATGATCCGGTAATATAAACAGTTCCAATACACATATATTGAAACACTTTGGTGTTGACGCATTACTTAATATAGCATATTTTAATCAATAATATACTGGGGGTTAATTATATGAATATAGTATGGTACCCGAATGAATGCAAAGAATTCATTTATTCGTACCCAGAATTGATGGAGATGCGTGATTTAGCACATAATGACCATCAAACAAACATTATCGCAGATAGTACAAATATATTGAATGAAAAATATAGTTTGGTTGAAACTATCCTTGGTGGTATCACTGAGGATCAGAATAGACTTGCATATCTAGTAACAAAGGTTGATGATTTATCTAAAGAAATCTTACTTGACGAATTGGATAAATCGACTCGTTCAGAGGAACGATTGATTATACTCAATAGATTATGTGATTTAGATATGCCAACATACGGTCCACGGATGGAAGTGTTTATTAGGAATCTAATAGAACAAGGATCGATGGTGAATGACCCATTCTATGTTGGGATTATGAACACATATCCGATTATATCAACTGGTAGTAAAAAATCGATCGACGAATGCTTCTCTAATGTAGTGCGCGTATATCGAGATCAAGTGAAAATTGCGTTGTTTATTGCTGTGAAAGTAGCACTCGTTGAAAGTAATTATTCACTTGAATCTGATCCTAACGATTTTATTACCTACATTGATTCATATATAGACTCCATCTGCGAAACAACTAAGATGGACCCAATGATGTTTAGGGCATCTATCGACTATATGAATTTCCTTGTATCTAATAATATGATGAGTAAACTCGATCACATTATTCAATGGATCGATTCTCATAAAGAAGAAGCCATCTATATTAACTCATCTACCGACTTGAATACTACATTTGATGTACTATTACTGATTAATCGAATGAAACATTTCGGCAAACTATCTACTCAATTGACTGAAGCGTCTTGGAATGATAAAGAGCTGGCCGTTATTAATGCCACTTCAGCAGATGAGATTCATCCATATGAAGTATTGAATGCTACAGATGATAGTATTCGATTACTATTTAGATGGTACAACGATATTATCGAATCGTATACATAACAATGAGAAG